CTCGTAGTGGTCATCACTAGGGCGTGCTAGAAGTGTTGTGGACCGGCGAGCGTCAACTCCCGGCCCGTGACCGAATCCACTTGCATTGGACCCGATGGCTGAAGCCTATCGTGCAGGCACCACCCTGCCTTCTCTCAGCGCCGCATGGGCGCTATTTCTGCAGGAGCGCAGCATCTCGCTCTCGCCATCCAGCCTTGTCACCGACTACGCCCAAGTGACCAAATGGCTCAACCGCTGCCCCATCCAGGATTTGGAGCAGGGCCGGCAAGTGCTGATCTGGGTGCTGCAGCAACAACCGGTGCAGGCATCACGCCGCGTCACCATGTTTGTGCGGTCCATGTACCGGTGGGCTGCCGCCGAGGACGTTGCGATCCTGCCACGCAACCCGGTAGCCAACTTCCGCGTACCCAAGGCACCGCAGAAAAACCACGAGGTGACGATCATCGCCCGTGACGAGATTCCGCTTGTGCTGATCGCCTTAGAGCACAAGAGCCATCACCGCGCCATCAACTGGTCCCTGTTTGCTGAGTTCATGCTGCAAACCGCCATGCGAACTGGCGAAGTTCGCGCCTTGCGTTGGAGCGACATCGAAGAGGACCGCATCCGAGTTCACAGCAACTACACCTTGACCCACGGTTACAAGGCAAGCACCAAGACCAACAAGGAACGCTGGGTGCCGCTAAACCAGCGGGCGCTAGAGATCTTGGATCGACTGGAGCGAAACAACGAATACCTGTTCCCTTGGAACCGCTACGCCTTTCAGTCCTTCTTTCGCCTCAAGTTGGATCAGCTACACAGCGCCGGCCTAGTGAAGGGTCGCTACCGCCCTTATGACCTACGCCATGTGGCAATCAGCCGTTGGCTAGAAGCTGGCATCCCGGTGGCTCAAGCGGCTAAGTGGGCAGGTAACACCAGCGAAGTGATCTGGAAGCATTACGCAGGCAGTACCAAGGAATACGAGATGCCGCTGCTGTGACCTCTCTACCTAGCCTGCTTCTGTTGTCTAAACTGACAGCATGAGCGTCGAACCCGGCCAGTACAGCGTCACCGTGCAACGCCGGGCCGACTTTGACCTGCAAATCCAGTTCAAGGACTCCACCGGTGCGAATCTCAACCTCACAGGCTGGACTGTTTACGCCCAGGTCTGGGACGCTGATCGCACACTTAAACACGCCGATTTTACAGTTACCTACGTTAATCGCGTAACTGGGCAAATTAAACTCGCACTTACAGACACCCAAACTGCTACATTCCCCGGTCAAGCGTTTTATGACGTACTGCTTGAAGACACCGCCGGCCTCAAGAATTACTATATTGAAGGTAACGTCTACGTCTCCGAGGGCTATACAGCGCCATGAGCCAAGCAATTGTCGAGATAGTTCACAACAACGTTGACATAATCGTTACCACTGCGGGCCCCGCTGGAGCTACCGGACCTGCGGGCCCCGCTGGAGCTACCGGACCTGCGGGCCCCGCCGCTAACTCAGACGTGGGCGTGCTCTACCTCAAGAACAACGCCACCCCAACCCCGATCACAACCATCAATGGCCGAGTCGTAGTAGCCGGCACCCCCGAGACCGGTCTACTCAGCAACTTCACCAAGGACGCAACCACAAATTCACTGAAATACAACGGCGCAGGCGGCGTATTCCACATAATCGCTACATTCAACTTCTACTCTGGTAGCCAGGATACTTGCGGCTTTTACATCGGCCGCAATACAAACGCCACTACCGCTCTCGATGCCACAGCCGACCGCATATCTGAGTCCGAAGTCTATGTAAATGCAGGCACCCCCTCAAACCAGCCACAATCCGCTGCAATCCAGACGGTGTGTCAACTAAACACCGGCGACCGAGTCTTTTTCATCGTGCAAAACAAAGACGCAACTGCTGCAATCACAGTGGAGTTTATGAAGCTAGTAGTTAAAGCTTAACTCTACCTCTTAAACTCCAGCCAGCAATATAGGAAGCGGCACTTTATACAACTCAGACAACGCTATAAGCTTTGACAGCGAAATCTCGATCTCTCCACTCTCTAAACGCGAATAAGCCGCTTGACTAACCCCAAGCTTTAGCGCCACAAACGCCTGCGAATAACAACAACCTTCCCTAAGCCCCCTCACGCGACGACAGAGCGTCAATTGTCTGTGTACAGCCACTGCTCTATACGCTGATCGTTTAAGCCTACTTCCTGCCACACCACAGCTTCGCCTTCTGACCTTTAGTACCTGACATAAATCGCCGCCATCAAGTAACATCTCCCTATGGACTCATCAGTTCTGCGCTACGACTTTGCGCCGATCACCGGCAGCGAAACCACCTCAGAGGGCTACCTCCGAGTTTGGTGTCGCGCCGCCCGCACCGGCACGCAGCTCTATCGCCGCGCTGACGGTTCCCAGACTCGTGAATATCGACCTCCCGAAGAAGTCGGCAATCCCGAGTCACTTTCCACGTTCGGCATGAAACCCGCAACGTGGGGCCACCCCCCAGTTCTTCTCGACGCCGCCAACACCAAACAGTTCCAGGTCGGTTACTCCGGTAGCCAGGTCCGGTACAACGACGGTTTCGTGGAAGTCGCCCTCGTCGTTACTGACCAGGACGCCATCGAGAAGATCAAGCGCAAGGACGCCTCCGAGGTGTCCGCCGGCTACAAAGTCGACTTCGACCCCACCCCCGGCATCACCCCCGAGGGCGAGGAGTACGCCGGCATCCAGCGCAACATCCGGGTGAACCACATCGCCATCGTCCCCCGCGGCCGGGCTGGCCCGGAGGTACGACTCTTGCTCGATCGCATGGATGCAGCCGACGCTGTATCCGAGTCTTCCGAGCACGAAATGGCGCCCCAGTCCAGTTCAACTGCATCTCCCGTTATGGCAACCGTCAAACTCGACGGCCTGGAGATCGATCTGCCCGCAGAAGCAGCCAGCGCGGTCCAGTCCTACTCACGGGACATGGGGCGCCAACTGCAAGCTCTCACCACCGAGCGCGCCGAGCTTTCCACCAAGCTCGATGCTCTGCAGGCCGACTTCGACAACCTGGCCTATGAAAAAGAAGCAGCCGAAGGCCGCGCCGACGCTCTCGAAGAGCAACTCGCGTCCGATGAAGGCACTTCCCGCATCGACACTGCCGAGCTCGACCAACTCGTCGCCGCTCGCCTAGCCACCCTTCAACGTCTGGCCCCCGCCTTTGCCGAGGACTTCAAGTTCGACGGCATCGACGACACCTCCCTCTACGTTCAGGCTTTCACGAACCTGACCGGCTCCGCTCCCCGCGAAGACGCCGAACCCGCTTACATCCAAGGCGTGGTTGAAGGCATGCTCACTGCTCACGCTGACGCTACTGAAGCCGAAGGCGAAGAGGGCGAGGACGAATCCGAGGACGGCGACACCAAAGAGGACGCCGCCGACGATCGCGCCGACAGCACCTACGCCCTGCGTGACGCGCTGAAAGGCGCCGGCCGCCCCAACTCCGACTCCGTATCTGCTTACCGCAGCCGCATGGTCGAAGCCTGGAAGCGCCCCCTCACCGCCACTAAGTAAGGAGTACCTTCCATGGCCGTTACATTCACCCCCACCGTCGTCACCAATCCCTCCGGTGCCCAAGGCAGCTACCCACTCGAGCTGACCGTTGGCCACGAAGGCATGATTGCTGACCTGCAGGCCTACGTGTCCCGCAGCTACTACAACCAGTCCGGCGTCGCGATCCCCTTCGGCTCGCTCGTCGCCACTGACAACGACCCCACGAGCAACGACCCCTTCGCGGTTCTGCTGGCCCCCAGCGGCACCAACGTTGTCGGCATCGCCGTCGACAGCCTCACCTTCGAGGGCGTCGGCGGCAGCTCCGCTTACACCCCCAACCCCACCAACGTGATTGGTGACGGCTCCCTCCGCGTGGGTTACCCCAACGGACAAGCCATGAACGTCGTCTCCAAAGGCGTCGTCTTGGTGTACAGCACCGCTGCCATCGCACTGCACGACGCCGTGCGTTTCTTCGGTGTGGACCACTCCGCCACCGTCACCGGTGCTTTTGTCGGCCGCTTCACCAAAACCGCAGTGGCTAACAAAACGTTCGCCATCGCTACCGGCGCTCGCTGGTTGTCTGAAACCACAGCCGCCGGGCTGGTTCTTCTGGAGATTGACATCCCCGGGATGACCTTCACCGCCGACACTTGATCACGGAGCCTACCCCCATGACCACCGAAATCCGTAATGACACGGTCGGCATCTTTCTCGCTCGTGAGCTGGAGACAATCCTGGCTCGCGCCTTCGAGGTCGAGTACGCCGACATCAAATACAGCACCGTAATCCCCATCTCCACCGAGGTCGGTACCGGTTCTGACTCCTTCACTTACCGAGTCTTCGATAAGCAAGGCTCCATGAAGGTCATCGGCGACAAAGCCAAAGACCTGCCCCGTGCTGACGTCCTCCGCAAAGAGGTCACGCACCCCGTGCGCAGCCTTGGCGCCTCCTTCGCCTACACCGTCCAGGAAACCCGCGCCGCCTCCATGGTGCCGGGCATGAACCTGGAGCAGCGCCGCGCTAACGCCGTGCGCCGCGCATACGAGGAGAAAGTCCAAGAGATCGCCTACTTCGGCGACGCTCCTTCGGGCATGAAGGGCTTCTTCAACAACAACCAAGTCGACAAAATCGTACCCGACAAGTGGTTCAACACTTCCGGCGTCACGACCGACGAAATGCTGGAACTTCTGAACGAGGCACCGACCCGCCTCGTGCAGAACTCCAACATGAAGGAGATGCCCAACACGATGCTGGTGCCCTACAACGTGTACCGCATCATCAGCACCACCCCGCGCAGCACCACCTCCGACACCACGGTGATGGAGTTCTTCCTGCGCACCAACCCGATGATCACCGCCATCGAGCCCATCAACGAGCTCGAGGCCACCAAGTCGGGCGGTGCCCTAGCTAAGGACCGGATCCTGACCTACGACCGCAGCCCTGACAAGCTGCAACTGCACGTCCCCCAACCCCTCGAGTTCCTTCCGCCCCTGCGCGAAGCCCTCGAGTTCTCGGTGGCTGCCCACGCTCGCATCGGCGGGCTCGCGCTCTACTACCCCAAGAGCGCCATCGTGCTGGAAAAGGCCTGATTTAGGCCTTTAGCGCTGCGCTTACCCTGTTGGCTCTTTTGCTCTTTTGATCATGATTCTCGTCTACCGCCCCGAACTCGAAAGTCCCCCCATGGACAAAGAGTGCACGATTGGTTTTTCCTTCGTGCAGGGCACAGGCCAGTCCGACAACATCCAAGTAGAAGCCGGTGTAAACCGCAACTTCCCCGAGGACGTTTGGGAAAAAATCAAGAACTACGAAGTCGTCAAAACCATGCTCAAACTCGGGGCCCTTCGCCTCGAAGCCGACCAGGAAACGATCTCGGAGTCCTACGACTCGAACGTCGATTCCATCGCCGACATGGCCGTCAATCAGGCCATGCGTTTGGTGGAAGACAGCTTCGACATCACCCAGCTCCAAAGCTGGGAGTCAAAAGAGCAACGGATCCGCGTCCGCAACGCCATCAGCAAGCGCATCAGCGCCATCACCGAGGGTAACGGCTGATGGCCGTCCCCACCTCTGCTGAGTTTCTCAACCGCTTCCCCGAGTTCGGCGAGCTTTCGCTCCCCGTAGTCCAAAGCGCACTCACAGAATCAGGCCGTGCCACTGCATCGCTTGTCTGGGGCCCCGTCCACACAGACGCCGTCAGCTACCTGGCGGCCCACATTCTCTCTACTCGCGTCATGCAAATCGGCCTTCAGGTCGGCGCGCAGTCCGGCCAGCCCTTGGGCAAAGGCCTTGACGCCAGCCTCTACGGCCAAGAGTACGAGCGTCTCAAGGGCACCCTCCCACTCTCTGGTTTCGCTCTGTAACCATGACTGTTCCCGCCACCACGATTGCCAGCTACGCCCCTTGGGGCAACGCTCAACTGGCTTTTGAAGTGGGCGGGAACATTACGACCATCGACCCCGAGACCGGCAACATCACCCAGCGCCCCGAGATTGTTGAGTATCTCGCCGCCCTGACCATGCAGGCCCCCAACTGGACCGGCGCCCCCGGTGCCGACACCTCCACCTACACCTGCACTGGTCGCGTACTCAGCCCTGACCGCCTCGATCCCCGGATCACCAACGGCAGCTCGGCTGAGGCCATCATCAACGGATACCGCGGCCGCTTTGAGCTCGTTTTCGAGCTCAACATGGACCAAGGCGCCTACCGCGACATCCGTCAGTCCATCCAAGGCACATTCCGCGTCATTGGAGGACCCGTTGATGGCTAATCGCCCTCTCGACGCCCAGCTCCGCGCTGCCACTGCGAAAGCAACCCAGCAACTCGGCCGCTGGCTCGACACCCGTTTCACCGCCGAAATCTCGGCCGCGAAATGGGACTACCCCACCCCGCCCCAAGTGCGGGACATCGTGGACACCGGCCGTCTTCGCGCCAGCCAAACACGCACCGACAACTCAGACGGCAGCGTGACCTTCACTTGGCCCGTCGAATACGCCGCCCAAGTCCACGAGGGCGGAGTCAGCCCCACCGGCCTTCGCTTCCCCGGCCGCCCCTGGACCAAAGCCCCCCTCGAGGAGGCCCCCGCCCAGCTCGACCGCCTACTCCGCGCCGCTTTAAGCGCTGAGCAGCCATGACAATCTCGACGTCCTGCCCTTCGGTTCTGAGTCTCCGGAGCACCATTGAGCGCCACATCCTCGATCTCTACCTGACCGACGGTGTAACGCTCCGCCCCGAAGCCGACTGGCCCGGCGTGTACACCCTGCCCTCCGGCGACCGCATCCCCGCGGTCTACGTGGTAGGCGAAGCCATGGTCCCGTCCACCTGGACGGTCACCGGCATCGAGTGCACCATCGACGACGTCCCCGAGATCGTCTCCCCCGGCTCCGTCGGAGCCATCCTGTCCTTCGAGCGCTGGCCGGTTCGTTTCACGAACTACGGCACCCGCAAGGGCACCCGCATGAGCGCCACGCTGCTGAACATCAGCCGCCGCCTCGCTCGTGCATTTCCCCGGGACAATGTCACGTACATGCCCCGGACCGAGGCCACCTACGAGGCCTTGACGGTGTCCATCCTGGCCGCCGTTTTGAACCCCCCGATCCCCTAAGGAGTCCCAATCATGGCCGACTATGCCATCGGGCTGTCGTTCCACAAGGCTCACCGGACCCTCGTCCGCGCCGTGGACCTGACCCCACCCTGCCGCTACTTCGCTACCCGCGACACCGCCGGCCTGATCACGCTGCCCGCCCTCGACACAGGTTCTACCTACATCGAGATGCAGGGCATCAGCAACACCACTTTCAACATCAACGACAACAACCAGGAGTTCCGTCTCCTCGGTGACGATGGCTGGGGCGACTCAGTGATCACAGGCTCCACCGTGCAAGCCTCGGTGACCGCCTACTTCTTGAA